AGTCATTGAACTAGTTAATGAGAGGTTGTCATGAAAGTAGATAAACTGAGCAGCGCCTTATGCGATATGTACGACATCCGCAACACTTTAAATGATGACGTAAAAAGACTACCTAAAGACCATGACGGAACCGAGATAACTATCGGAGATTGTATCGATGATGTTATTGCATTTCTTGAGGAGGAGTCATGTTAACCAGAAGACAAATTGAATCAATAAGCAAAGCTAGTTGTGACCTTTACGACATATATGAAGCATTAGATGTTTTCCATGAGAATTTGCCAATAGGTGATGAAGAAGATGAATACACCGTTGGCGATGCACTTGAGGAGGTAATGGATATTCTGCATGAACTAGAAGCAGTATTTGAGGAGAAAGAATCATGAAAACCTTTAGTCACGCAGTCGATTTAGCATTTGAAGTGATTAGCCACGACAAAAATGGTGATGACATTACTCCAAACATGTACCGAGCCGCCTTAGAAGAACGCATGGATGAACTAGACCGCGAAGGTACTTGGAGCGAAGCAATCGGATACCCCTTTGATACTTATGAAATGGAGGAGGAATCATGAACAAAATCAGATGCTTAAAAATCGCAGAAAAAGCGCTTGAAGAGATGTATGCACAGTTGCAAGCAGCAGATGGAGACGTCGACGCTTTCAATTATAGAACCCAAGGCGGCTGGCATTACCCCGAAGACGGTGAAAACCGGATGAGAAAGGACACTGATGAGGTAAAAGAAGCCCTAGAGTTGTTTAAAGAACTGATTAGGGAGCGCGAATTATGAGTAATGAAGTCAATGAACAAGTTATTGCTCAAATAGCAATGACACTGTTCGAAACCCACTGCTACCGACCAAAAGACTGTTTCAAATTAGCACGAGAATTTTTTGAGTATCGAGAAGCTGAACGCCAACGCTTCAAAACTGTACGAGGAGGAATCATGAATTTAGATGAAACCCTGCCTGATCCCCATCCCTATGTAGATGATCGGATTATTGAAGCACTAGAGGGTGCTCATGCCATTACATGGGACGAGTGCCACAAAGTCTACATCTCTGCAGACCCCAAAATGACTAAGCAATTTAAAAAGATCGGATACCCAATGACTCTAATTAAAAACGATGTTAATGACGCAGCAATCACGTTGCAAGAGTGGTACGACGAATCTTGTCCGCTCAAATTCATTCAAAAAGTCCACAGCCCCGGCAACAACGAGGATTACGAAGACGTAATCCCGCAGTTCGACGATGAGGAGGAATCATGAACCGAGATCCCGGCGACATCTGTCGTGTAGACGACGACCCCTACTCTGACTACAGCAACTTCAGCGAAGGCCTCGGCGTGTTTAGAAGCAACCCGGAAAGAGACCCGGACGAACTTCTTGAAGAGGCGCGTTTAAAGCGAGACAGCTGGGACCATGTGCCGAGTAGAAACATAGGGTCACTAGCAGACTTACTACCTGACTGTGAGGACTAACCATGAATAACGAACCGTGGACTAAGATCACGCTGATCGAGTACGCAGCAGGGTTCTTTTTACACATCGATATGCCTGCTGAGTGGGAGGCAATGGACGACGAACAGCTGCTCAAGGAACTCGAGGAACGAGCGTGGGAGCCGCTTGAACACAAAGACGGCGAATATATTTGGCGACAAATCAACAGTATGGCTAGAAGCCTTAACGAAACTTTTAACTTAGGAGTAGAAAAAATATGAGAACAATCAGACCCTCTTGCTTAATAGCAGAGCTTAAAGCAAACGCCCTTGCACAGCTAGCGTCTATGATATGGGGACCGCCCGGTTCCGCTAAGTCGGCAATAGCCTATGATTTTGGCCGTATGCTCAATGCAAAAATGTATGAAATACGGGCAAACCTGTTTGACCCAGTAGACGTACGCGGTGGACTCAAAGTCGTAGAGATGGAGAACGGCACATACAAAACGCGCTATGGCATTCCAGAAGATTACCCACCATCTGACTACGAAGGCCCTGTTCTACTGCTTATTGATGAGCTTCCAAACGCTCCGAAAGCAACGCAGAACGCACTGCTGCAGTTGATACTTGACCGTAAGATTGGCACCTATACACTGCCAAAGAACACCGTCATCATAGCATGCGGCAACAGGGCTCAAGACCGTGCCGCCGTCCACGAAATGCCTACCCCACTCAAAACACGGTTTGCCCATTACACAATTGAACCAAACATTGATGATTGGGTAGCATGGGCAGTTAACAATGACATCGATGCGTCATTAATCGCGTTCTTACGCTACCGCCCTGCTCTATTGCACGACATCGACGCATCGCAAAACGCATCACCAACACCACGTACTTGGGAAATGCTATCTCGCAAATTACCTTTTATGAAAGATGAATTTTACGGCTGTGCGTCAGTCGTAGGCGACGGGCCCGCTGGTGAGTACCTTGCGTTTAAAGCCATCTACAAAGATGTACCCGACATCGACAATCTAATTGAAAAACCTTCAACAACTAAAGTGCCCGATAACACATCAGTGTTGTACGCAATTGCAGGTGCACTAGCATCACGCGTTGACGCCAACAACTTCGACTCAATTATGAAATACGTAAAACGCATGCCTGCAGAGTACCAAGTTGTTGTTGTACGCGACTGCATGGCAAAAGATAAACAACTAATGATCCAACCCGCTTTCACCAAATGGACGCAAGACAACGCGTCAGTACTACTATAGGAGAAATAACATGGCTTCAGTAAGAATGTCGCAAGATATGCGCTCTCGTATATTACAACGCGCAGTGGACGCATTTCAAACAGCTAACCCTGAATGGAAAGCAAGTAACGAGTTCCAAAGCAAAGTCAAACGCTACATTAACAGTAGCAAGCATCAAAATACGGCTAAACAAATAGATGCTATTTTGAAGGCTAACAAACCCACAGGTTTAGGGTTGCAAAAGCTGGGTACGAAGAAAGAAAAATATACGGAAGTCCATCTCAAACGCCCCGCTACAGCAGCGGAAAAAGCTAACAATTTGGTTCAGTGGAACTCTGAGGATATGACCCTAACGGTCGAGTTTGACTCACCTGTTACATGGCACACCTGTCCAGATCGCTATAGCGACAAAAATATGTGCTTTACGATTGATAGCTTTGATGAAGAGCACCAAACGGAAATACAAGAGTTTATGGATAGCGCCCTAAAGGAAAAGCAAGAGCACAAAGATAAATTTCTCGTTTATCGTACTCAAATTCAACAGTTATTAGAAAACTGTAACACGCTCAAACAGCTGCTGGAAACATGGCCTGCCGCAGAGAGCCTAGTAGACCAAGACCACATCGAAAAAATGCACACTAAAGTCACAAGAGCATCAGCCGCAAAACAACGTAGGGAATCTGTTTCTTTTGATGCTGATGCCGCCAACCAAGCTGTTCTAACTGCTAAGTTAGTCGGAGGCTGATATGTCAGCTGAAAACGCAATGCTGAAAGCACGAGCCCAACTACTAATGGACCACCCATTCTTCGGCACGTTGGCGCTACGCCTTAAGCTATTGCCTAAACCAGATGAATGCTCTACCGCTGCCACGGATGGCAAACGGCTTATTTACAACCCAGACTTTATAATGAAACAGAGCGCAATGGAGCTGCGCGGTCTGACCGCACACGAAGTAATGCATTGTGCTGGCAACCACCATACACGACGCGGTGATAGAGAGCACGAGCTGTGGAACATGGCTTGTGACTATGCCATCAACCCACTTATCGTAAAAAGTAACCTTATATTACCGGACGGCGCACTGCTTGATGATAAGTATGACGCCAAATGGTCAGCCGACGCTATCTATACAGACCTCAAAGACAGGCGAGATAACGGTGAGCAATTACAAAAATGTAAATGGGGCGTAGTAATAGACGCTGACAACGGATCACTAACCAAGGAAAGTAATGCACAACAAGAAGCCGACTGGCAAGTAGCCGTTACCCAAGCGGCTGAACAAGCGAAATCACGCGGTAAGCTGCCGGGTCACCTGTCTCAATTCATTGAAGACATAGTCGCCCCCAAAGTTAATTGGCTAACGGTTCTTTGGCCGTTCTTCACCAACCTTACCAATAGCGATTACTCATGGGCTAAGCCCAACCGAGCCTACATCTCAGAAGACGAGTATCTACCTTCTCTGTACTCTACAGGTTGTGGGAAAATCGGACTAATATTTGATACAAGCGGTAGTACTCTGCGGGATCAGGAACAGTTTGTTGGCGAACTAAACGCAATCATCAAAGATGTGAGGCCGGAGTCAGTTGTTGTTGTACATGCAGACTATGAAGTGCAACAAACATTCGAGCTGGAACAGGATGCCGTACTGGAAGATGAACATCTCGATCTCAAGGGGCAAGGCGGTACGCAGTTCCTCCCCGCCTTTGAATGGATGGATAAGCATCACCAAGACGTAGATGCAATTGTTTACCTCACCGATTTAGAATCAGATGCCGATGACTTTGCTAAATCTGAAAAGATTGCGCAGTGTCCGGTACTTTGGGTATCTACTAATCACTCATTACAAGCACCATTTGGGGAAACAGTTTATATGCCGGATTGACATATTAGTGCTAGTAATATTAGTATAGGTAATAAATAACCACATGGGTCAAGCGATAACAAGTGTCCCCTCCTACACTTAGTTACGTTGTATTAGTCAGCTTCGTGCACTGACGGCCCTAAACGCACTCCATTAACTCGAGGAATGAGATATGAAATTGAACGACGCAAGCCCACAAGAGTGGGACGCCGCCACCTCCCCAAAAAACAACTCGGCCGTCAACAATCCGGCGCACTATAACACTGGAGATATCGAATGTATCGATGCGATCGAATCATCAATGTCTCCAGAACAGTTTCAAAGTTACCTCAAAGGGAACTGTATAAAGTACTTATGGAGAATGTCCTATAAGGGTAAAAAATTGGAGGACACCCTGAAAGCGAAATGGTATTTATCGCGGATGATTGAAAATATTAAAGCGAACACCTGAAAACAATAGTGAGGAATCAAAATGGATACCAAAGAATATTTGGCAAAACTTCCTGATGTAGAAAAAGACGCTCGCCCAGAGTTCCACAGCTTTATAACAGTGTGGGTAAAATCGAGGCAGCCCGATATATACAACGAGCTTCTCTCCGATTTTAAATACCACGAAAGCGAAATATACGCCGAGCACGAATGCAATTCCCATGACAAAGGAGTGCCATTCTAATGGACTTAACATTCTGGCACATGACACTAGGCTCCATAACTGGAGTCCTCCTCGTTTTTATGTTGGACGGAGCTTGGCTAATTATCCAAGACCGGCAAGAAGCGTGGAAAATGCGCAAAAAATATAAACCACAACGCAAAAAAAGGGGAGCAAATGTCAATAGGAATCTCTGAAGTAAAACGTAAAGAGCGCGAAAAGCTACAACAAGACGTCACACACTTTTTAGAAAGCGGCGGAACAATAACACAGTTGCCTTACCTAATGAGTGATCGCCCAAAAGTAGTCGTGCAACCGTTTTCTTTAAAAGGTAGCCGCGCCAAGAAGGGCCAAATTGAGGAGGCCGTAGGTGATTGATGTAATTACCCTCGATTTTGAAACCTATTACGACACCTCTATTAGCCTAACTAAACTAACAACAATGGATTACGTCGACCACGAGATGTTTAAAGTGTGGGGCGTGGGCATCAAAGTAAACGATGAAAAGACACAATGGTTCGGCGAAGACGAAACTGCCGACGCCTTAAACGAAATAGACTGGGACAAAGCTAAGTTGGTATGTCATAACACACCTTTTGACGGGTACATACTAACTCAACACTACAAACTGATACCTAAATACTACATAGATACAGCCGCAATGTGCAGAGGCATGTTCCCCGGACAATCGGCGCGTCTTAAAGATTGTGCTATACGTTTATTCCCTAATGACGCGACAATGCGCAAAGGTGATGAGCTTGTTAATGCCAAAGGTATCTATGATTTACCGCCTGACATTGAAAAACAGATAGCGGATTACTGTATCCAAGACGTTGACTTAACCTATGCGATCTTCCAAAAACTAACCGAAACATTTCCCAATGATGAGATGGACATTATAGATCTCACAACGCGCATGTTCTGCGAACCGAAACTTAAGATTGACCGCGAACGACTGATCAAGTACCACGAACAAGAGTTCAACAACAGTGAGAAAAAGATTAAGGACTCCGGCGTAGAAAAAACAATACTAAGCTCTAACAAACAGTTTGCCCAATATATAGAAGAAGAACTAGATATTGTCGTGCCAACTAAAAAAAGCCCAACAACCGGTAACCCCATACCGGCGTTAGGTAAGAACGATGCAGCTTTCAAGCAAATGTGTGACCGATATCCGGAATACCAACATATATGGACTGGACGAACTGCTGTAAAAAGTAGACTTACCGAAACAAGAAGCAAACGCTTTCTAGATGCAGCTAGAGCTGATGACACAATACCTGTCCCTCTCAGATATTATGCCGCGCATACAGGTAGGTTCGGTGGCACTGAAAAACTCAACATGCAGAACTTACCCCGAGGTGGGGAGATCAGGCAATGCCTTATTGCACCTGATAATCACTACTTATACGTCGCTGACTTAAGCAACATTGAAGCTCGCATGCTTGCGTGGCTTGCTGGAGAAAGCGCCTTAGTCGAGCAGTTTAGAAAAGGCGACGACATATATTCAAACTTTGCGAGTAAAATATATGACCGCCCAATCAATAAAAAGGATAACCCAATAGAACGCTTTGTAGGGAAGACAGCAATTCTCGGTCTCGGATATGGTATGGGGCATAAGAAATTCCGAGATACATTGAAGGCGGGGGCAATGGGCCCCTCAATAGACTTCTCCGAAACCGAAGCGAAAGAAGTTGTAAATACATACCGTGCCACGTACCCAAAGATCAAATTACTGTGGACAAAGCTGGAAGACCTACTACTACAGGGCTTACACAGAGATAACTACGGCAACAAATACGGACCTTTGGAAGTAATCCCCCACGGTTTAAAGCTGCCGAATGGGATGGCGCTTAAATACCAGAATTTAGGCTCAACCCCCCAAGGACTAATGTACGAGTCGAGGGGGAGAAAAGAATTTACATATGGTGGTCGAATCACTGAAAACGTAATTCAGGCTCTATCAAGGATAGTAATAACAGACAGTGTGCTCCGTTTATCGAAGCGCAAGGAACTTGATGTTGTACTACAGGTTCACGATGAAATTATTATTATTGCTAATAATATGCAACCGCATGTTACAATGTCTTATATTATTGACGATATGTGTCTAGCACCGAAATGGTGCCAAGACATTCCACTTGATGCTGAAGGCGGTTTCGCTACTAACTATAGTAAATAATGTCTAGATTAGTGTTAACAAGAAAGCTGGGCGAGTCAGTTATTATCCACAAGGATAATAAAACTGTAGTCAAACTCACCGTTAACAGAATCGATAGAAACCAAGTTCGCATCTCTTTTGAAGCAGACAAGGAAGTTAAAATAGATCGCTCAGAGATACTTTTTAACGACCAAGTAAATTAGTATGACTAATATTACGCAGCTTTAGGAGGGCTTGCTATGCGGGTAACTTTTTTGGAGTCAACGAATGGTCTCCGATTAAGCAAAGAATTTTCGAAAAGGAAGGGTTTTACTTCTTATCCTCTAGTCAAAGCCGTTACTTCACATAAACAAGATGTTCCAGTCAGCGAAACAGGATTAAAGCGGCTTGAACATTTAATACGCGCCCATTCAGATATGGGGCATTGCCTACTTAAAGGAAATTTAAAACGCGACTTGGTAGACGAAAGCAGAGCCGGTAAAGCAGATCGAACCGCCCTGTCTAACTTACTAATTCTAGATGTAGATGGTGTCAGGCTGTCTAAACCGCTTACGACGGGAAAACTATCTTCAGCGGATGTCGCCTTTCTTGCTAATCAAGTAATTGCTGAGCTTCCTCTGCAGTTGCAAAACGTAAGCTACATAGCGCAAGCATCATCAAGCCTTGGCCTTAAAGGCGATAAAACATCGTTACATATATTTATGTTTTTATCAGTGGCAATGCCACCCAAGTCAATTAAGCTTTGGCTACAAGATTGTAACTTTGAGTCTGACGTATTCAGCGAACAACTAGAACTGTCAGTTAATGGCCAATCATTAAAAATGCCCCTTGACAGTTCTGTAGCTGATAACTCAAAAGTTATATTTATTGCGCCACCAACCTTTGAAGACGCCGCTCTTGACCCCTTCACAGACCCTAAAGAGCGCATCATTTTGGTAGAGCGTGACAAGTGGGCCTTTGACCTTGCATCTATGATGGTACACATAAGCCCACAAAAAATACACGAGAAAGCCCAAACCTATAAGGACAAACTGAGAGAGCAAGCCGGATTTAAGAAAAAACAAACAAAGACAAAGATGTCTACTGTCGATAACCAGACGGAAGAAATACTTATTAACCCAGACAAAATGGCTATTAGTATTGCAGACAGCAGTTCGTTCCCCTACATACGTTGCAACATGAATGGCGGTGACTCAAATGCATACTACTTCAATATCGAAAAACCGACATACATGTATAATTTCAAAGATGAACCAATCTTTGAAATAGAAAAGGCTGACCCCGAATTTTATAGATCCATATTTGATACGTTTGAAGCAGAACTAAAAGCTGTAGGTAGACACGAATTCCCGGTAGTTATGCGTGACTTCTATACAGACACATTTTACAACGGAGTATACTGCCCCAACGAGGACCAGTTCTCCGACAAGTTTCCTTTAACACCGATTACTAAAACAAATATTGAAGACTTCTATTTAAGTCATGGCAAAATCGCCCCCGACTTTATACCAGACGGTACAGTGGTCTTTGATCCAACATCAGACAAACCGGCTGTTAACTTTAAAGACGTACCACATTACGTCAACACATACCGTAAAACAAAGTATGCAATGAAACCCAAGCTTCCAAAAGAAGCTTTAGAAGTTGGTTATGCAGCTACCGTTAAAGATGACTGCCCTCTTGTGCACCGGGTTATTAGCCATATGCTAGGTAACGGTAAAGAAGAATTTGAACGCTTTATCAACTGGCTCGCATATATTTACCAAACACGCAAAAAGACCGGCGTATCGTGGGTGCTTACAGGTACACAAGGTACAGGTAAAGGCGTTTTTTACACACGTATTTTAAGAAACCTCTTTGGTACTCACCATGTACCTATGAGGTACTTACAGAATATGGAAGAGCATTTTAATCTCTATATGCGAGACGCTTTATTTCTGGTTGTCGACGAGTTCCATATGGCATCAAGCTCATCGGGCGCTTCTAAAATGGCAGACAAGTTAAAAAACCAGATCACAGAAAAGACAATCACAATCCGGGGTATGCGCAGTAACCAAGTTGAAGTGGACAACTTTACTAACTATATCTTTCTAACTAATAGAGTAGACGCAGTGAACATTGAGTCGGGTGATCGTCGCTATAACATTGCGCCAATGCAAAAAACAAAACTGTTACAGGCATACCCCGATATGCCAGAACAATT